TTTGCTAACGACATTGAAGATCTTGCAATTAATGGTCTAGGATCTGGCGGAAACGCTTTCCTTAACATTATGGAAGGCTTCGTCAATAGAGTACAGACAGACGGCGGCTCACACGAGTCATTCGTAACTGTTGCTAACAACGCATGGACAACAGAGATTATGCAAAACATCATTCTCGCAATGCCACGCAAGTATCGCGCAATCAAGAACAATCTTAAGTTCTATGCAGGTACAGACGCATTCCAGGGTATCATTAAGAACAATGGTACATTGGCTGATGCAATCGCAGAAGCATTTGCTGGAAAGCCAGCAGGTACACCTGCAAACCGTCAGGCATACCTTGATGGAAACGCTCAGACATTTGGTGGAGCACGTACAACTCGTGTTCTCGGTGTTGAAGTACAGGAAGTTCCTTACTACCCTGCAGGATACATTGACTTGACATTCCCGCAGAACCGTGTATGGGGATTCCAGCGTGATATCACTGTAAACCGTTTCTACCAGCCAAAGAAGGACACCATTGAATACACAGTATTCGTCCGCTTTGGTATTCAGTGGGAAGAGCTTGACGCAGTTGCATTTGCAACAGCAGCAAACAACTCATAATCGGTAAACGATTGACTTGGGGGACGGAGAAATCTGTCCCCTTTAGTCATTAATAAGGAGAATCAATGTCATATCCAGGAACACCTATTGATCACTCACATAATGGTGAAGGTGCAATTGTTACTATTGGTAACCCAGGAGTTATCATAATGGGATCAAGTGGCTTGCAAGTTAATACTATGGGAACCATTGGAGATGCAAACCTTGGTGATACATCAGGACCTAATGCAGTAAACCCATCTGGAACGCCTAATGGAATTCTTTTACCATCACAAAATAATTTTGGTAGAGGAAGACGACGCTAATTCTGGTATAATGACATAGGAGGAACTAATGTCTATTATTGAAGATTTGTCTAAAAAGACTGTTATGGAAATAAAGTCTTATGCAAAAAAAAATAACATTGATTTATTTGGGGCAACAACAAAGGCTCACATGCTTGAGGTAATTGCTAGTTGGACTCCAAGAGAAGAGTCAAAGGCAAAGCCAAAAATTACAAAGCCAGCAGATGAAAAAGTAGCACTTTTTTCAAAAGGAAATATATTTTGGAATGGTGTTGGAGAAGTCTTAACGGGCTATAATATTGTAACCAAGGAGGTTTCCGAAAAGTGGCTTACCCACAGCAAGGTTCGCATAGCGACACCACAAGAGGTAGCAAAACACTACGGTAAACAATCATGATAGTTCTTAGACTTCCACCATATCCAATTAACATCACATACGATGTTCCTTTAGCAAACACTGATTATTTATTTACTATTGAAAACTCTCCAAAAACAGTTGAGGCCTCTGAAGTAGTTAGATCTAGCGCAGCAAAGAAGGTTACCCTTGCTCTCACTGGTGATTTTATTACCTATGACCATGATTATTCTGTTCAAATTTATAAAATTAATAACAACGTAGATCCAGAACAAAACATTGTTGTTCAGGACATACTTAGTGTTATCCGACCATATGTTAATCCAAATACACTTGGAACAACTGCAACAGAGATTGCAGAAGCAACCTATAACGAAAGAATTGCTAGAGCAATAGTTGATTCATTAATTACTCGTGGCTTTACCTTTGAAAAGAAAATTCTTGAAGTTGTTGGTCAAGGTACAGATTATATTCCTGTTTGGGGAACAATTTATAAAATTAATCAAGTTTATGAAAATGGAAAACTTGTATATAACATTAAAGACACAGTAAACGGCCCTGCTTTAAATGGTTTTAACTATGTAATTACAAAAGATAGAAGTGCAATTGTTAAAGTACCAACCGACTCTTCACGTTACGAATCAAAAGATCGTGCAGAAAGAAAGCCACTCAAATATAGAGATGCAGGCTCAGACTCATTTTATACTTATGCTCCATATGAAAATTATGATAATATGTGGACAAATACAAAAAATACAGCAGTTGCATTTCCTGAAGGCTTTGATTATGTAATTGACTATGATTCAGGATATAAAGTTATTCCAAATGACGTACGTGATGCAGTAGTAATGATGATTAATGACCTTAAGTGTGGAAAGATGGATCACTATAAAGCATATATAACTGAATATCAAACAGATCAATTCAGTCTTAAGTATGACCCATCCAAATTCTTTGGTACTGGAAATATTATGGTTGATATTATTCTTGATAAGTATATAACAAACTTGCGTACACCTGGGATGTTGTAATGTATGGAGCATCATTAAGTCCCTGCGATACAACAGATTTTTTGTACCCCATGCTTGCTGATGTTTATTATGCAATAATTACACAAAATGAATATGGTAAGGCAGTAAAAGAATGGATTTTTGATAGAACCATTACGTGTAATGCTCAGCCAATAACCAAAAGAACACAAGAAGAAATAAGCCCTGCAGTATTTTTACAGTCTGATGGAAAACTTGCAGCAAGATCTAGAATAGATATTAGAACTTCAAGTAAAAGTGATAACGTAAACTTAACAAACATATTGATTACAAATGTTAGACTACCAGGGGATAATATTATTTATAGAGAAACCGCTGGAATTAGAAATGGAAGAGGAACAATTTTTGAAGTTGCTACTCTTGAGCCATTTGTTGGTGGCCTTCAAAGCATTGAATATTATTATATGATGTGGCGTAGATCAGAAAATCAGACAGTAGGCGACTAATGAGAGTTTCTATAGATACTAGAGAGCTTGAAAAAAAGATATTAAATATCTATGAATACTCTGTTGGATTTTTAGATGGCATAGATAAAGGAAAAAGTTTATTCTTAAGGAACCTTGGTGTTGGAGTAATTGAAGTATTAAAACAATACGTTGATGCAGAGGCAAGATCAAATCCAAAAGCATTACACCACATATATGAGTGGTATCAAACTGGAAGTCCAAATTCAAGACTTTATGATTTTGATTACACTGTTAGCAATCTTGGGCTATCATTTAAATCAACCTTTAGACAATCAACAACTATGTCAAACGGATCATCAACACCATTTTACGACAAAGCAAAAATAATGGAAGAAGGAATTCCAGTTACTATTTCTCCTAAAAAAGCAGATAAGCTTGTATTTGAAATAGAAGGAGAAACAATTTTTACTAGCAAAGAAGTAACAGTACAAAACCCAGGTGGTGAATATGTTGAAGGATCATTTGAAAAAATAGCAGATCAATTCTTTAGCAGATATTTTAAACAATCATTCTTAAAATCTTCGGGTATATATGACTACATAAAAAATCCAATTGTGTATAAAAAGAACTTTGCTGCTGGCTCAAAGAGCGGTAGATCAAAGGGAGTAAGTACTGGATTTAAATGGATAGCAAACGCAAGAATTGGAGCAGCATAAAATGGCAGAAAGTATAGCGCTACAAACAGTATTTCCACCAGTTTTAATTAATAAATATATCATTGATCAGCTAAAAAACTTTGGAATTGTAACGGGCATTGAAGGAATTGAACCAATAGTTCCAGTACAGTCAACAAGCATTGACGATTTATTTTCAGAAATTACAGTAACTGGAGATGCATTTTTAATAGCATACGACAGACTAATAAGATATAATTCAAATACCGCCTATTGGAACAAAAGAGAACAACTAGTCTATACAATTCATTCTTCAGATAGCGCCCAAGGTCTTGATATTTCTAGGGTTATTGTGGAAGCCCTTGATCGTGAGGATGCAGCAGCGCAGGACGTTAATTCATGGCTGGTAGCAAATAGTGATAAGTTCCCAGCATTAAATGTATTTTTTCATAATTTCAGGGTATTCCAGATTGACGAGACTAGAGATATCCTGGAGCTAGGCTCAGTAAAGTTTAACTGGCGTGGCAAGATCATTATTGAGTACGACTACCACACAGGTACATCCCTATATAATTAAAAATGCTGTTATACTGGGTTTGAGGAAACACAGCGCCAAAACAATTTAATAACCCTATTTAGAAAAAAGAGGTGAAAATATGGCTAATTATAGTCGTGGTACATCAACCAACATTATCGTTGGTGCAGCAGCATTATTCGTTTGTGATACAACTCTTGATGCCGCAAGCCTTACAGCATTTGAAGCTTCTAAGTCTTTTAAGACTACTCTTACAAACGACGTAGATTATACAAATGTAGGCTATACAATGAACGGCCTTGAATTACAGTTCCAACCAGACTTCGGTGAAGTTCAGGTAGATCAGGTTCTTGACGTTGCAAAGCTTTACAAGCAGGGCATGCAGGTTTCTCTTGCAACAGCATTCGCTGAAGCAACATTAGAGAATCTTCTTCTTGCACTTGCATATAGTGATTCAAAACTTACAGGAACAAAGTCAACTTCAGGTGGACGTGTTCTTAATCTTACTGCAGGCGATATTGGCGAATGTCCAGTAGAGCGTGGATTGGTTGCAGTCGGTCCAGGTACTGGTGACTGCGTTAATTCAGCAACAGTAGAACGTGTTTACACAGCATACCGTGCACTTTCAATTGAAAATGTTACAGTATCTGCAAAGCGCGATGAAGCTTCAATGTTTGAAGTTAACTTCCGTCTTCTTCCAGAAGATATCTCAGGATCATACGGTAAGATCGTTGATCGTACACATACAAATGCATCATAATTTAATATAATTATACGACTTAGCCCACTACCAAAAGTAGTGGGTTTTGTTGTTTCTGTGTGATAGAATTAAAGTATATGGCAACAACTATTTATAATAATAAGATAATTACACTTACCGATGGAACTAAACTAGAGGCAATGCCTTTAAAGATTAAGTATCTGCGTGAGTTTATGGATGCTTTTCAAATTGTTAAAGAGGCAAGAAATGATGATGAGGCCATTGGATTTTTGGTAGAATGCGTAAGAATAGCGATGAAACAATACTACCCAAGAATATCTAGAACCGTTGAAGATATTGAAGAGAACATTGATTTACCAAACATTTATGAAACCCTTGATATTGCAGGGGGAATAAAAATAAACTCTAGGTCAGAAGATTCTGTAAAATCTCAAGCAAATGATAGTGGAGTAACTTGGGATACTTTAGACCTAGCAAAGTTAGAAGCGGAAGTATTTTTGCTGGGTATATGGAAAGACTATCGGGAATTAGAACTATCTCTATCTATGCCAGAATTATTAGCAACACTAGCAAGTAAAAGAGAGCTAGATTATGAAGAAAAGAAATTTTTAGCAGCAATTCAAGGCGTTGATCTGGATGCAGAAAATAATAGCAATAAAGGTCAAAAAGAATGGGAAGACATGAAGGCAAGAGTATTTAGTGGAGGAACTACTTCTGATAGCAATGATGTACTTTCACTACAAGGAGTAAATGCACAAAAGGTAGGGTTTGGTATAGGTCTTGGTCTTGATTATGAAGACGCTAGAGACCCCTCCGCTATGCTATAATTGACATAGCCTATATAGGAGGAACAATGGCAACAACAGTACATGAGAGTAACAAACTTACGCTCATTGATGGGACAGAGATTGAGGTTAGACCTCTTAAGATTTCTCTTCTTCGCCCATTTATGAAGAAGTTTGAAGGTGTGGCAGCGGTGGCAGACAATAATGAAAAGTCAATGACTCTTCTAGTTGAATGCGTACAAATTGCTATGGAGCAGTATAAGCCAGAATTGGCTAAAGACTTAAAGGCGTTAGAAGACATTCTTGATCTTCCAACTGTCTATAAGATTGTTGAAGCAGCATCAGGCATTGAGCTTGGGTCTGTTAATGACATTCTTGCATAATAGTAAAACTTAAAAGAGGTGATACATGGCTGATGTAAATGCTAACATTGGCGTAAATATTGATACGTCTGCAGCATTGGCTCAACTAAAAAGCCTACAGCGCCAGATATCACAGTTTCACTCTTCAATCGCTAAGTCTAGCGAAACAGCAGCACTTGCACAGAGGGATCTGCAGAGAAATTTTCTTAATAGCGTAAACTCTATTGGAGCTTTCTCTGCAGAACTCCGCACTGTCAAAACAACATCTGAGGCATTTACAAATTCTCTTGAGAAGAATAAATTCTCAATGCGAGAATACTTCCGTTATGCGGGAGCATCTACAAAAACATTTGGTCGCTTATTTAAGTCAGAATATGACACAATTGGCAAGGTAGCAGAAGATCGTGTAAAGAAATTACAAACACAATACATTAAGATGGGCAGAGATGCCTCTGGAGCAATGAAGGCTATTGCTATTATTCCTAATCAATTAGATATGGGAAATTATTCAACACAGTTACAGCTAGCAGCACAGAAACAAGCATTATTTAATCAGTTAATGAGACAAGGATCTACCAACCTTTTAAACTTTGGTAAAAATACACAGTGGGCTGGCCGTCAGTTAATGGTTGGCTTTACCTTGCCACTTATGGCAGTCGGCGCAGCAGCATCAAAGTCATTTATGCAGATGGAAGCACAGGCTCTTAAATTTAAAAAGGTTTATGGAGATTTATTTACACCACAAGCTGAAACACAACAGGCTCTTGAAGATGTTCAAGCTTTAGCAAAACAATTTACTAAGTATGGAATTGCTGTTGCTGACACTGTTGGACTAGCAGCTGATGCCGCAGCAGCAGGTTTTCAAGGAATAGACCTACAACGTCAAACAACAGAAGCAACAAGATTATCTGTTCTTGGACAAATTGATAATCAACAAGCACTTTCAACAACAATTGCGCTTCAAAATGCTTTTAATATTTCAAGTGCAGATTTAGCACAAAACATTGATTTTCTTAACGCAGTTGAAAACCAAACTGTTGTATCTCTTGATGACATTACTACAGCAATTCCAAAAGTAGCTCCAGTAATCCAGCAACTTGGTGGAGATGTAAAAGATTTAGCATTCTTCCTTACGGCAATGAAAGAAGGTGGAGTTAATGCATCAGAAGGAGCTAACGCACTTAAGTCTGGTCTTGCCTCATTAATTAATCCAAGTACAAAAGCAAAAGACATGCTTCAAGGTTTAGGAATTGATATTAATGGAATTGTTAATAATAATAAAGGAGATTTAAAAGCAACTGTTATTGGTTTTGCACAAGCTCTTGATACACTTGCTCCTCTTCAAAGAGCAAGAGCAATTGAGCAGATGTTTGGTAAATTTCAGTTTGCTCGTCTTTCAACATTATTTCAAAACGTAACAAAAGATGGAACTCAAGCATCAAAAGTTCTTGAGTTAGCAGGTGCATCTGTAGGAGACCTTGCAAACCTATCAGAAAAAGAATTAGGAATCACTGCTGGCTCTGCAATGAATAAATTTAAAAAATCTGTTGAAGATCTTAAAGCAGCAATTGTTCCAGTTGGAGAAGCATTCTTAAAAACTGTAACTCCAATTATTGACGTAGTTACAAATATTGCTGACAAATTTAGTAATCTTTCAGACGGAACCAAAAAAGCAATAACCGTTATGGTTACTGTTATTGGTGGCCTTGGACCTGTTCTTCTTATGACTTTTGGTTTGCTTGCCAATGGCGTTGCAAACATTATTAAACTAT